ACTAGATTGTCCGTAAGTGCAAACAATGTTTGGAATGATGTCGGAGCAGTCCAAGACTCTGCGTTTGTCTTAGGCACTTGAGGACCTAACCCATTATAAAATGAGGCTTTTATAAAATTGGACGTCGCATCTGTGGTTCCAACATTAAGGACTTGTTCTGGAAATTGGCTATCTTTAACAAAATCCATAGTATAAGATTCTTCGAAACCTCCATCATTGAAGACCTGAAAAGTCCAATCTTTCCCTATTTTTGAATTTACCTTAACTTGAAGTCCGTAGTAGTTGGTGTTGTTTCCAACTGTAATGGCGCTGTAGTTATACCCTTTGCCAGCCCACATGGATTGGACAAAATATGTTCCTCCAGGACCACCACCAGAAACAGTTCCTCCATAACCAGTAACGTGAGAGTTAGAACCAGTCAGCTCGGCACTACCGGAAACCTCTCCGGTAGTGGCAGAGACTTGTGTTAAAACCCTGCAATGTGCGTACGCGGTTGCAGTGTTAGTTGAGCCACTAGCAGCCGACACTTCCAAAGAAGCCCCTGAGCCTGCATATGTCCCAACAAACCATCCGATTGGACCACTTCCTGAAGTGGACGACACGAAAGTAAAAGGAAAATCACTAGTCTGCTTGGCAGATATAGCTTTAACTATGGATTGAGCACCCGCTTGTCTAGTGCCCACAGCAGGAGTTGAGTCAGTCCACTTATCTACCGGCAATTCATAATAAGCAGCATGATCGGCACTACGACCCTGAGTAGGGGTAACATCTGAGGAAGCATCGTTAGATATCTTAAATAAGAATTTTCCGTACTGTTGCCCTCTCCAACCTGCGCCTCCTCCGGGGCCCGCTACGGCATCTCCAGAAACAGCAACAGCGGGACACACGCCATAAGGAACTTGAGCAGAAGCGTCAATACCAGAAGTATTAATAGCACGCACAAAATACAGTGAGCTAGTCTTATTGAGGATTTCTAGAGCAGCGAGTACCCCTTGACCCCCAAGAACTCTGTCTGGACGTCCGAACTCCTCAAGGAGTTGTGTGGTACTGGTTATCAGCTTCGCTTTGTTCGGTCTTCCCCGAGAAGCAAATCCGACAATACCGGCAATGGAAGAATTTACAGACGGAGGAAACTCCGAAAAATCCTTTTCTACGATATAAACACCTGGGCTGTTGTACGTGGGCATACTTTATTATCCTACTTTTACAATTGATAGTATCTGACGGTTAGCCAGCTCTCGGACTAGATCGGTCACAAAAGACAATGGGACTGTAACATATTCTTTCGGTCGTAGGTGCTTATGAACATACCCACCAGTGCAAGAAAAAATTAATTCTTCATTTTGATTCCCTAAATTCCTTATAGTAACCATCGTAATCCTCTATGTTATTTATGCATCCAAACACCCTAGCGTGTTCTATTTTTATTAACTATCTTTGATGTCTTCCCTTATCTGATAGATAGAAGTTTGAGCCGCAGTAGCAGAAGCAGACAAATCCAAAAAAGGTTCTATAACTATATCTGCATTAAGCATCTCCAATTGTCCTGTATTAGTGTACAGATATTTTTCATTTGGCACATACGCCTCTACCTCAACCTGAATAGACCGTTTTAATACCCTATCCTGCCTATCAGAGACTACGGTTACGGAATTGTCAGCTACTTGAGTTATAAATCCTAAGATGTAACTGCTGAATTTGGTTCTGAATTCCAGAGAAGGATTAAACATAAGTTGTATCTTCTCCGTTATCTGGTTTAGATCCTCGACATACTTAGCCCAGATATTAACCATAAAAGAAAGCCTAACTGCTTTAGGAGCAATAGAGACAACCCTCGTAGCCCTTTGCTTTGTTTTATCCCATGCAGTCTCGAAAACTACATGCATATTAGTCCTTCTCCTATCTACATCATCTTCGATGTCAGAAATGCCAATGGAGATTACAGGGAGAACTAAGTTTCTATCTTCTTTTATTTTGGCAATAGCTCTCTCAGGATTCGCATAAAAAGTAGGGATATCCACAACAGCCTTATCCTCTGAGTCTATTATACTAATTGTTTGCATTTTTCGTATCAGAAATTGAGTGTACTCGCGATAAAAATCTGCTTGTGTATGCCCTTTTCCCAACTCCAATTCTTGGAGTGCCTTACGAATTTCTAGTAAAGGATTTGCCATGTTGTTAGCCTCCTATCAAACCTATTATATCTACACCCGTAACTGTGTCTCCTATTGTACCAGCGCATCCTTGCATACAAGTAGCACCAGCCATGGGATCACAATAAGCATCACTCACTTGGTATACTATTCGTCCACCTCCCATACTAGCAATTGGCGTGAGAACCTGGATGCATACTGAATCTGGTTCAGTAGGTGGAGGTGGTTTCTCTGGCTTTGCTGGAAACAAACCTCCTACACCATTACCATTTCCATTTCCTGTGGATCTCTGGGTTCTTTCCATGGCGTACACAATGATTGCATCAGGATATCTCTCTATTAGGGTTTTGAATATCTTCCCAACAAACTTCTTAGGGTAATTTTCCGTGTAAAAAGGGGACAAAATAGTTTTGGAGGTGGCTTCCATATCTACGCACACTCACATATAAGATCATGATGCCACTCCATGGCATCGAAATATGCCTGCATCTCCTCTACGGTACAGCGATTTGGGTCAAACCCCTTAAGCCAACCCTTCCCATTATCATAATCAAGCCATCCCCACTCCCCCCTTACCCAGTCTTGCGAATCGATAAATGCATCATCGGGAAGGTTTTTCCTAGGTACACAAATGCCAGTTTCACACTTGTCGTTCTTACATCTAACTTTGAAAGTTGCGTAGCAGTACATGTAAACCTCGTCGCTACCAGGAGTAGGTTCCTCGAATCTAATCTCTGTGGTCAGTATTGTAATTGTGGATCTACACTGACTTGTGCCCTCTGGTAGTCCCGGACCTTTAGACAGTCCGGTTCCAGCGAGAGCGGACTCTATTGTACCCCCAACTGAAGTCGAATCTATACTGTCTGCGTGACCCTCTATCGTAGCTACAACCTCAGAAACGTCGCGCATAACTTTAGCAGAACAAACTAGGTGAAAAACCCCATAAGCCTCAAAACTATCTTCCTGAACTTCATATACTTCATAAAATATATTCTGGAATTTAGGCTTTATAACGTCACCAGCAATTAGCTTTCTTCCAATTTGAAGTTCAATAGCCCTCTTATTGAAAGTAAATATCTGATCATTAGTGAGTTCTATTCCGAATTCAGACAGATTTTCCTCTATAGGCCTGGGATCGTAATGACCAAATGCAAGTTTAGGAGGCTTGTAGTGGGTCTTAGCCCTGTTTTCATCGTAAAGCTGGTCGTAATTCTCGTCTGCGATGTAAGAAAAGATTAACAACTCAGATCCAGAAATCTTAATAAGTTCTCCGTCAATCACATTAAACAAACCCGTATCAGGGTTTGTAGGATCGAACATGTTGAGCTTTGATTTTATGTATGCTGTGTCATCGTCCGCAAAAGATACTATAGGAGGGGTCGGTGGGTTAAATAAATCCTGGACTCTTCCTTTTGCATCGTATTCACGGGTAAAATCAGACATCAATATAATGTAAATGCAGGAGGCTCTTCAATTTCCGATAGAAGTTCCTCAACAAGCTCCTGCTTTTCCTGGGTTCCTTGCTGAGATAGGAAGTCTCCATTCAATTTTGCTCCACCTCCTGGAGAGGGGAGAACATCATACTTACCTCGAATTCCACCGAGTATAACTTTTGCACATGCCGTGGCGTACCGATTGAGCCACCCTACAAAATATGGGTGCAAGCTATTCGAATCCAAAGCTCTAAATTCTACTATAACTGCTTCATTAGTTTGTGGGCTCGGGAAAAGCATCAAGTATTCATTGTTTACCACTTGATAGGACCCGTCACGCCCCAAAATCTTTCTCAACTGTTCCAAGTGCATAATTTGAACTAAGAAATCACTAATTGAAAAATCAGTGAACAAGAAATTATCTTGGAAATATTTAATAAAGAAATCAAATTCCAAAGTTCCTTCAGCAAGGTTCAAACCTAACAAGCTCTTTTTGTAAACAACATATTGTATGTTGTTCATTACAAACTGAGGCAAAATATACGTGTTATAGTTTGCTATCGTATTGAACTCCATGAATTGTATACACCACGATGGAGCATGGTAATCTAATTTGGAGATGGCTTCATCAATTGCCAGATATATCTGATAATCCGTTAACTCTACTCGGATGACTGGAGAACCCAACCGAGCTAGAACGTTGTCTTTGATAATGCCATAGAAATTATTAAACTCAATCGTATCAACGAATCTCCTACGATTTAGGGTTTCGTAGTTTACTTCCCCTACAGGTTCCACTCCAGTAACGGATATACTGTTGCCTTTTCTTACAGCAAACGTATTTCCGTAAGAAGTCTGTGGTACGGTGGGTACTTTCGCTCCTGCAGGCATTTTCTTATCTTATGTCAGTTTTAGAAGTAATTTTAGAGGTCTTCTCAGTGTTAGTAGGAACTGGTTCTTTCTTGGCTTTAGGTTTAGCTCCCACTTGTTTAGGTTTTCCGGAGAGCACTGGACTAAGAATTCCCGCGCTGGCAGAATCAGGCAGCTCAACGATTTCTCCGGGAGAAACATTGATAACCGATACAGGCCCTTGAATCATTACATTGTGAGATAAATTGTTTTTATACTTCATGGTAGGTATCCTACATTTATATACGAGAGAAGGAGGCCCGATGGACCTCCTTCTTTCATATTAAATATTACTAAGACTGGTTTAAGAGCCCAATCCCATATTATCCGAAGCGGTAGCCAAGGTATCACTAATTCTAGCGAAGGGTTGCAGCAAGTAATTCGAAGAAGCGCCAATAATTCTAATGACTCTATACCAACGCGCATCTGGAGTGATGGAAGCTTTTCCGTACCGAGTAAGCAAGCCTTTTCTCGGTTGGAAATCATCCGGATTCACCACAGTTGGGAGCATTTGAATAGGAATGTATGGAGCGTAAACGAATCCACTTTCCATCGGACTCGTACCCTTGTATCCTACAAGAATCTCGTCCTCAGGCCATAGCGGATCGACATAAACGTCATATGCGCCATTCCAACGTCCTTTGTAAACGATGTTAGCGCCAAGCTGACCAGCCTCAGCAGGATTCATACCTCCTTCCAGCTTAGCAGCAGATTGAAGCATTGCAGCTACGAGAGGAGAGGTAATAATGAAGTTACCAGCACCACGGTAAGTGGTACGATAAATATCCTGAGAAGCGAAGTTAACAACAGCCAGCAAGTTCGAATATGCCTCACCAACGTGACGAGGGGCAAGGTTCATACTCGTCGCTGTCAGATCAACAAAATAAACGTTCTTGTTGGTTCCTGCGGTTTTAGTCCCTAAACCAGTGGCCTGGTCGTAAACCCATTTAGTAGCAGCAGTATTGCCATCTTGATTGCCTTGTGTAGCAGGGAACAGATTGGGATTACCCAAGTCCAATCCTCCACGACTGAAACCGGTAGCGATACCACCAGAAACATCATAAGCGATCATTCGTAGATCTTCCAAAATCTCACGGTCAATTTCAAGTGCAACTTCCTTGCCTAGCAAGTCAGTAAGTTCACGTTCCAAATCTAAGTTGTGATAAGCTTTCAAATCTTGTGCAGCTTCGATAGTCCACAGAGCGCGGAACTTTCTAGTCTGAGCTATAACAGCCTGTTGTTCAATGTGGAAGTTAATCTCAGGGATTGGCGCTTGACCAAGTCCACCCATAATTTCG